GGTTGGGGTGGCGAAGAAGAAGGCCGACGCGAAGAAGGCGGATGCATTCGACGAGCTGGACGCTCGCAAGAAGCTACTCGATCTGACCCTCGCGTCCCTCGAGTACGCCGAGTTCGACAAGCGCGCGCCCCTGATTAGGGAGGCGCGCGCGCTGATTTCCGAGATTTCAGGTACCTCGGGGGCTGCTGTCCCCGAATCGGTGAAGGGAGAGGGGGGGCAGGTTGTCGATTTCCAGCAGCGATTGGCGAAGCATCGAGCAGGCTCCCCGGCTGCGGGTCGCCGTTGAGCGCCGCGCCAAGTCTTTCGGAGATCTCGCGGGAGAGTTCGCGTCAACGTTCGGGCTGATGCCCGATGCCTGGCAGCAGCTCGTCCTTGACGACTGGCTCGCCGCCTCGGCTAAAGACGAGTGGAAGCACCCAGTCGCCGGCCTGTCCGTGCCTCGCCAGAATGGGAAGAATGCGTTGCTCGAGATGCGCGAGCTTTTCGGCATGGTACTCCTGGGCGAGACGGTGATTCATTCGGCGCATGAGGTCAAGTCGGCGCAGGCGCACTACCGCAGGTTCAAGGAGTTCTTCGGGAAGAAGGCCGACGACGAGGCCGCTCGTTACCCTGAGCTAAACGCGATGGTCGAGCAGGTCCGCAACGTGAACGGCCAGGAAGCGATCATCCTCAAGAGCGATCCGTCGCGCGGCTGGCACGGCGGCTCCCTGCGAGTCATCGCGCGCTCGAAGTCCTCGGGCCGAGGCTTCACCGCCGACCTGATCGTCCTGGATGAGGCGCAGGAACTGACCGAGGACGCTCTCGAAGCGATCACCTCGACCGGCTCGGCCGGTCACCTCGGCAACTCCCAGGTGCTGTACACGGGCACGCCGCCCGGCCCGAATGCGAACGGCCAGGTGTTCGAGCGCATCCGAGATCAGGCACTGTCTGAGCATCCCGGCGCGATGTGCTGGCACGAGTGGTCCGCTGACCCGGACAAGCCGCTGCGTATGGACGATGTCAAGACGTGGGAGGCCACGAATCCCGCGCTGCTCGCAGGGCGCATGAAGCGGCCATTCATCGAGTTGGAGCGCAAGACGCTCTCGGATGAGGGCTTCGCGCGCGAGCGCCTCGGCATGTGGCCAGCGAACGCGGGCGCATCGAGGGCCATCGACCCGACAACCTGGGACGCCACCGCCGCCGAAGCGCCGTCAGATGGCATCCGGTCCTTCGCCGTCGCTTTCAGCGCGGACGGCAAACGCCAGGCGCTCGCAGGCGCTCTGAAAACCGGCACCGGCCCCGACACGCGCTTCCACGTCAACGCCATCGACACGTTCACCGGATCGACGGACGACGGCGTGAAGGCCGTCGCCGACTGGCTCGCAGCCCGAAAAGATCGCACAGCGCAAATCAACCTCGTCGGCGGCTCCGGCGCGTCGGCGCTCGCGGACGCTCTGCAGATCCGTGGGATGCCCGCCAAGATCGTGCATATCATGACGACTCGCGAGTACCTCGAGTCATGCTCGCTGTTTTTCGAGGGCCTGCGCGACGGCCGCATCACGCACCCAGTCGGCGATCCGGAGGACGCGCTCAACACGGCGGTCGCCGTGTGCGACAGAAAGATCCGCGCCCGCGACGGCGCGTGGGGATGGGAAGCGTCAATCCCCGATGGAGACGAAACCCCGCTAGAGGCCGTGTCTGCGGCTGTTCTGGCGGCTAAGACGACCCGGCGCAGGCCGGGCAAGAAAGCGAGGGCCCTGTGAACGCCAAAAAGTTCATGCTCGCGACCCCGGTGTCGTTCTCGGCTCCGGCTGTGCCGGGGCTGACGCCCGCAGAGCAGGCGGCGCTCGCACAGCTCGTCGACCTGTGGAGAGTCAAGCAGCCGCGCAATCGACTGCGGCAGGCTTACCTCGACGGCGTTGTCCGACCCGACAATCTCAACATCTCGGTACCCGACGATATGGTCGACCAGCTCGGCGCGGTCATCGGCTGGCCGCGAAAGGTCGTTTTCGGGCTGTCAGATCTGCTGATCTGGGACGGCGTAACATCGGCGACCGGCAGCGATAATCCCCTCGAGATCGACGACCTGCTGGCATCTACCGGCTTCGAGTTGGAGATCGCGCAGACGATCCCGTCCTCGCTCACGCACTCGGTCGCGTTCCTGACGCTGCGCAAGGGCGTCGAGGCGGCAGGCGAGCCGCCTGTGATCATTCAGGGCCATTCTGCGGACTGGGCTGCGGGCCTCTGGGACCGCGTGCGCCGCCGCCTGTCCTACGGGCTGACCATCGACGACATCGACGACGCCGGACGTCCGACGCGCTTCACCCTATATACCGCCGATTCGACCTACGTCGTCGAGCTGAATACGGCGTCGGCCTGGCGGATTGTGCACGCAGAGCTGCATGGCATGGGCGCGCCCATGATGGAGGCCCTGCCCTTCGAGCCGTCTCTCGACCGTCCGCTCGGGCGCTCGCGGATCTCCCGCGACGTCATGAGCATCACTCAGCGCGCGATGCGCACGGTCCTGCGTGAAGAGCTGGCGACCGAGCTGTTCACGGCTCCTGGCATCCTCCTGTCGGGCGTCGATTCGGATCTGATTGACGATCTCCGTTCGTGGGATTGGAAGTTGGGCACGATCAAGACGATCTCGTCTGGTGAAGAGCCGGAGGGGCCGAAGGTGACTGTGCTGCCGCAGCAGTCGGCGCAGCCTTTCACGGAGCAGATGCGTGCGCTGGCGACCGAGCTGTCGGGAGTGTCGTCGCTGCCGGTCTCGTCGCTCGGTGTTATTCAAGACAATCCGTCGTCAGCGGAGGCTCTGTATGCGGCGAAGGAAGAGCTGGTCATCAAGGCGAAGAACGCACAGCGCGTGTTCGACGCGGCCCTGAATCGCGTGTATGCGCATGCGGTGATGATGCGCGACGGCCTTGACGAGATGACGCCGGAGCTGCGGTCTCTGGCGACGCGCTGGGGCGATCCCGCGCACCCGTCGATTGTCTCTCAATCTGACGCCATCGTGAAGCAGATCAGTGCGCTGCCGTGGCTTGCTGAGTCCCCTGTTGTCCTCGAAGAGCTCGGTTACTCGGGTTCGCAGATCGCGCGCCTGATGTCGGACAAGCGCCGTGCGGAGGCGTCCGGTCTCCTTGATCGGCTGTCCGCTCAGGAGCCTGTCGATACCGCGGCGGAGTCCGAGGCGTCCGCGTCTGTCGAGCAGGCTGTGCCTGCGTCGAAGGGGGGGGCTTGACACGTCTCACGCGAAGGAAGCGTTCGACGCGCTCGGCGTGGCCGTGCGCGCTGGCGTCGATCCGCAATCCGCGCTTGAAGTGCTCGGGATCCCGGGCGTGAAGCTGACGGGCGCTGTGCCCGTCTCGCTGCGTCTGCCGGAGGCTGACTCGAAGGCACTCGAAGAGAAGTAGCGACCAGGGAGGGGCGGCATGCATATCCACGACGTGCAGCAGCTCGCGCGGACGCAACACCGTGCGGGCGATGTAGCTGAGCGCAGGCTGCGCGCGCTGTGGAAGCGACTGCCGCTCGATGATCTCGGAACGCTTGAGGACGCGCTGTTTCAGCTGTATCCGCGCCTCGTCGAGGAATCGGCGGAGGTCGCGTCGTCGGCGGCTCTCGAATGGTACGAGAAGCAGCGCGAGATCGAGGGCGTCACGAAGGCGTACTCTCCCGTGATGCCGTCCGGCCTCGTCGATCAGGGCGACGTCGAGAAGATCGTCGGGGCGACGATCCGGGATCTGCGCGAGGGCATCGACCGCGCAAAGGCCCTCGCGCGCCTCACTAACGGCGCTCGCAAGCTGATCTCAGACTCGGGCCGAGCGACCATGCAGCACGCGGCAGAGGGCGATCCGAAGCGGACGAAGTTCGCGCGTGTGCCGACCGGCGCTGAGACGTGCGCCTGGTGCATGCTCTGGGCATCACGAGGATTCATCTACCGCAGCGAAGCGACCGCGCACTTCAAGCGCTCGCACTTCAAGTGCGATTGTCAGATCGTGCCCTCGTGGTCTAAAAAGCCCCGCATCAAGGGATACGACGTCTCGAAGTACGAGGACATGTACAAGGAGACAATCAAGTCTCTCGAAGAGGATGAAACAGCTATCGACGATCCGCGCGTCATCACCGAACGCATGCGGACGCTCTTCCCCACACAGCTCACGGACGGCCACACGCCCAAACCGTGACACCATAGCCACCCCGCAGCCAGCCTGGCATGCGGGGTCTTTACACACCAGGCCGCGCGCAAAGCTCGGCCATCCACCCCATTCTCTCCGCAATGGAAGGAAAACAATGGAAAACACCACCACCGATCAGGAGATCAAGGACGGCGCGCAGGCACCGGCCGAAACCTCCCCCACCGATACGGCCGTCCAGGACAACGCGCCCGCCGACACCGCAGAGACCTCGCAGGAGGCCAGGCAGGACGACGCCGCCGAGGACTGGAAGGCTCACGCCCGCACGTGGGAACGCCGAGCCAAGGCCGACCACAAGCAGCTCGAAGCGCTCACGGAAGCGATCAACGGCAAGGACACCACCATCGAGGAACTGCGCTCTCAGGTCGCAGCCCTCGAAGCGCAGGCGCACCGAGCAAAGCTGATCGCCGCCGCCGCCTCCGAGTACGGCGTCCCCGCCGATCTCATTCACGGTGACACCGAGGACGAGATCAAGGAGATCGCGCAGCGACTCGCCGACTGGCGAGGCACTACGGCCACGCCGGCCGTGCCCGCGCTCGCGGATTCGGGTGCAGGTGTTTTCCCGCCTCGCGCGACGTCTCTGTCTCTTGATGAGCAGATCGTCGCGGCTCAGAGCGCTGGCGACTTCAAGCTGTCGGCGCGTCTCAAGGCGGTCAAGCTCGCGAGCCTGACCGCTGAATCCACCAACTGACATTTCCCCTTCTCTTGACAGGAGATTCATATGCCCGGTATTACCGAGATGGCAACCACTTACAATTGCCCGAATTACGTCGGCGAGCTCTTCGCCGCGTCCCCGGAGGACACGCCGCTGCTGTCCTCGATTGGTGGCCTGACTGGCGGCGAGTCCGTCGAGTCGACCACCTTCGGCTGGCAGGTCACGGACCTGCGCGACGCCGCCGACAACCGTCAGCGCGTCGAGGGTGCAGACGCTACAGCGTTTGAGACCCGCACCCGCACGAACGTTGAGAACGTCCTGGAGATTCACCAGGAGGCTGTCTCCGTGTCGTACACGAAGATGGGCGCTCGCCGACAGTACGGCCCGTCCGGCACCGCCGTGCAGCTCGGTTCGACCACGCTGCCCGCTGACGAGCTCGCCGAGCAGCTGCAGGCGCAGATCAAGCAGATCGCCCGCGACGTCGAAAAGACGTTCATCACGGGTACCTTCTCCAAGCCGACCACGAACGCGACGCCGCGTAAGACTCGCGGCCTGCTGCAGGCCATTACGACCAACGTCGCGACGACCACGCACAAGGCATCCGAGCTGACCGCATCCGACGTTCTCGACCTGATTCAGAAGGTCTGGGAGAACGGCGGAGTACAGGAGACCGAGACCCGCACGATCATCGTCAACGCCTCGCTCAAGCGTGCGCTGACCCGTCTGTTCGTCAAGGACGGCTTCGAGCAGTCCGACCGCAACGTCGGCGGCGTCAACCTCAAGATGCTGGAAACCGATTTCGGCTCCTTCAACATCATGCTGAACCGCTACATGCCGGCGACGAAGCTCGCGGTCGTCTCCCTCGAGCAGCTCGCACCCGCGTTCCTCGAAGTGCCCGGCAAGGGCAACTTCTTCGCCGAGCCCTTGTCCAAGACCGGCTCGGCCGAGAAGGTCATGCTCTACGGAGAGATTGGCCTTCGCTACGGCAACGAGAAGGCGCACGGCGTCCTGACCGTGGCGGCTGGCTGATCAACAAGGCAAAGGAGAACCAACATGGCAAAGAAGAAGCCCAACATGGTGACGCTGCGCTGCGACGCGATCCCGACCCTGCTCATTACGACTCCGCACGTGCAGTTCGAGGACGGCATCGCGACCGTCACGGCCGCTGACGCCGAGATCATCCTCGACGTCCTCGGGGACGACTTCGGCATCACCAGCGAAGCCGGCGACACGCAGCCCGAGCCGACCGCCGACGAAGCCACTACGGCGGAGGACGCTCCCACCGACTGACAGCTAGGAGGCTGACATGGCACCACCTGCTGACCCGCTCGAAGTCAAGATCACGGCCTTCCGCAACCGCTACGGCCTGACCGAGGAAAACACGGTCGGCCAGCAGACCGTCGAAGCCGCCCTCACCCGAGCCGCACGCATCGTACGAGACGAGCTCGCCGCCGACAAGATCGACCTCACCGCCGCGCTCGCGGACGGCACGATCCGGCGCGACTCGTATGAGGACGTGGTCTGCGACATGGTGCGCTATACGATCCGTCAGCAGGCGGATGGCTTCGCTTACGGTGCGACGCAGTCCACGGTCACGGGTGGCCCGTATTCGCAGTCGTCGACGTTTAGCGCGCCGGTCGGCTCGATGAGCTTCACAAAGGTGCATCGGCGCAGGCTCGGTATCCGTCTGAGGCGGTTTGCGTCTGTCCGGACGATTGGGGCGCGGTCGTGATCTTTGGTGAAACCATCCAGGTAAAGATCAAACGATCTGGCGCGCTCGACGAGTTCGGCAATATGCGCGCGGAGTACAGCACGTCGTCGATCTCTGTACGCAACGTCCTGGTCGCTCCGGCCTCGTCACAGGATTTGGGGGCGGAGCGGCCGGACGGCGACGCGACGGTCATGACTTTTCACTTCCCTAAGACCTATATCGGGCAGCTCAAGGGCTGTCTGATCGGGTGGCGCGGGTCGTGGTGGGAAGTCATCGGCGACCCGCAGTCGTACAGCAAGGACTCGACGCCTGGTGTGTGGAATCGTCCCGTGCAAGCAAGGCAGGTGACGGGGTGACGCAGGTGAAGATCGTGATCGACAATGCCGGGCTTCGCGCGCTGACGACGCCGATGATTGAGTCCGCTGCAGAGCGGATCGCGGAGGCTGCGGGCAAGGGCTTTGAGCCGTCTGTGCAGCAGGGCAAGACGAGGCCGCACGGCATCGTCAAGACTGTGACGTTCAAGGCCCGTCGCGACAACGCACGGCATAACACGCTGCTGAAGGCGCTGAATGCGGGGCACGTATGAGGTCATCGACAGCAGCGCTCATCGCCTATTTGGCGCGGAAGTTTCCGGGCACGTCGGTGTCGAATCGAGTGCCGGAGGATCGCCCGCGGCGGTTCATTACGGTCGAGCGCACTGGCGGGCAACGAACGCACCTGTGGGATTCCCCAATGTTCGCGGTCCAGGCATGGGCTGCGACGGAGGCTGAGGCGTCTGCGCTTGCTGATGAGGTCGCCGTCGCGATCCTCGACTGGCAGCGCGAGGCAATCGTCGCGTATTCCGACGTGCGGTCGGTGTATGCCTTTCCGGACCCGGATTCACGGGTTCCTCGTTTTCAACTGACGGTGAGTGCCACCTTGGCGCTCGCCTGAATCTTTACTCTTGACAGGAGAGTCACATGGCAGAACAGAATTCTGCGCTTGTTACTGCGGCTAAGCCGCAGAAGGGCGGCGCGTTTTTCGCCGCGCCGCTGGGGACGCCGATCCCCGCTGATGCGACGACCGCGCTCAACACTGCGTTCGTGAAGCTGGGATACCTCTCGGAGGATGGCTTCGAGAATCCCATCGAAACCGAGTCCAGCGATATGAAGGCGTTTGGAGGCGACGTTGTACTAACACAGCAGACCGGGTACAAGGAAACGTTCAAGACCAAGCTGCTGCAGGCGCTCGATCCCGACGTCCTGCGTGAGGTTTTCGGACAGGAGAACGTTACGCAGCAGGGCGGCGCGGACAAGCCGATCACGGTGCGCCACAACTCGAAGATCCTGCCGCGCCGAGTCCTCGTGTTCGAGGTGCTGCTCACGGGTGGCCTCGTGAAGCGAATCGTCGTCCCGGAGGGTCAGCTCACTGAGCGTGGCTCTACCGTCTACAAGGATGGCGAGGCCGTGGGTTACGAGGTGACCTTCGCCGCGTATCCGTCCGCGAAGATCGAGGGCGACTGTGCCCGCGAGTACATCGCGAAGGCCGGTGCGCTGCCTGCCTGATCGGCGGCACATATTCGTGGAAGAGGGCCGGAGCCCGTCTGACTACCATCCCGGGGCGCAGGCGGGGTCGCGCCCCGGCCCTCTTCCATCCCATTCAATTTAGGCGCGACAAATACCAGCAGACTTAGAAAGGTTTAGCGCGATGACTTTTTACAACCAGATGGTGCCCGGAAACCCCGACGACCCCGACGACGTTGAGAACGTCGCAGTACCGCTGCGCAGCGATGTCGAGATTGAGTGGCATGGTGGCCCGCGTGAGCAGGGCGGATACGCTGTCGCTCGTCCGGCTGACGGCTCGATTGAGGCCGTGAATGAGGCTCTCGGACGATACGAGCAAACCGTTAAGGCTGCTGGCGAGGGCGTCTCGAAGCCGGAGCCGGGCAAGCCCATCAAGTCATTTCAGGGGACGGTCAGGCATGACCTGCAGGGGATGCGCGCGATCACGGTCGCGGGCGTGCAGCTGATGGTCGATCCGGCCGTTTTCGACGACTTCGAGCTGCTCGAGTCTCTCGCTGAGATTCAGCGCGGCGACATCCTCGCCTTGCCGACCGTTTTCCGCGCTGTCGCGGGCGACAAGGCGCAGGAGCTGCTCGACGCTATCAGGGGCGAGAACGGTCGCGTCACTGCGACCGCCGCGACGGAGACGCTCGTCCAGATCATGAGCGGGCTGGCCCCAAAAGCCTGACCCTCGCCGCGATCCTGACGCACGCGCCCGATGAGCTAGAGGCAGACTTCCTCCGGTTCTTCGGGCGCGCCCCGCGTCAGATGCCAGCCAGGCAGGCCGCGCGCCTCGCGTCCGTCGTCATCAAGCAGACGGAGTCCTGGACACTGCGTGCCATCGATCAAGAGTGGCAGTGGCGGTCGCTCGACACGCACCTCGCCGCGATCCAGGCGGACTCGCTGCGCTGGCTGCAGTGGTCAAAGACAGATGACGCGCAGAAGGGCAGGGGCGCGCCGCCACCGATCCCGCGCCCGGGCACGCGAGTCGAGATCGAGACTATGCCCGACACGGACTGGATCGACCAGCAGCTGGCCGCAGCACGAGTGGCTGTTGAAAACTAGATAAAGGAGAGGGCATTGGCCGAAGGTGTTTCTCTAGGCACAGCCTGGATCGACGTCGTCCCGAGCTTTAAGGGCTTGAAGAAGCGGATCGAGGAAGAGCTAGGAGCGCTCGGGACAAGCGCCGTCACTGAGGCGTCTGAGTCCTGGGGCTCGAAGATCGGCCAGTCGCTCTCCAAGCACATCGGCGGTGCCCTCTCATCAATCGGCAAGCTCGGCCTCGGAGGCGTCGCCGCAGCAGTCGGCGGCGTCACAGCCGCGCTCACAGCGCAGATCCCCGCGGCGATTGCCGCGTCCGATGCAACCGATAAATTCAAGAAGACCCTCGAATTCGCGGGTGTCGATCCCTCGCGAATCAAGCAGCTGACCAAAGCTGCGCAATCGTACGCCGATCAGACGGTGTACGACCTGTCCGATATTCAGTCGGTCACGGCGCAGCTCGCCGCGAACGGAGTCAAGGACTTCGACAAGATGGCCGAAGCGGCCGGCAACGTGAACGCGATTGCGGGCGGCACCAAGGAAACGTTCAAGCAGGTCGCGCTCGCGCTCGTGCAGATCAACGGCGCGGGCAAGCTCACGACGCAAGACTGGAATCAGATCGCCGCAGCCATCCCCGGCGCGTCCGGCAAGCTCCAGGAAGCCCTCAAGCAAAACGCTGCGTTCACCGGGAATTTCCGCGATGCCATGAGCCAGGGCCAGATCACGGCCGAGGAATTCAACAAGGCCCTCATGGACCTCGGATTCACCGACGTCGCGGAACAAGCAGCGAAGTCCGCGTCGACGTTTGAGGGCGCGTGGGGCAACCTCGAAGCCGCAGTCGAAAAGGGCCTCGTCGCCTCCCTCGACAAGGTCAAGGCACCGCTCACCGACATCGTCAACGCAGTCGGCGAGCAGCTCGGCCCAGCCTTCGACAACGCGGGCAAATACGTCGACGTCCTAGCCGGAAAGCTCCGCCCCTTCGCCGACGCCATGAAGGACGGCAAGCTCACCCTCGAGGACATCGCCAAAGCCCTCGGCCAGGCAACCGGAGGCTTCGCCGCGCTCGCGGGTGCGGGCACGCTGCTCGCTGATCCGTCGCTGATCATCGGAGCGTTCGACGCGCTCCCCTCGCCGTCTGTTCTCGTGGAGAAGTTCTCGGGTCTTGGCGGCGCGGTCAAGGAGGGCGCGGGTAAGGTTTTCGCGCCGGCTGTCGAGTCGGTCGGGCAGCACGCGAAGAGCTTCGGTACAGCGTTGGCATCTGGTGCGGGTGAGGCGGCGACGAATGCGTCTGCGGCGATTGGCGAGAAGCTCTCGGGCTTCGGCCGCGTGATCCGCGAGGTCGGCGACAAGCACATCGGACCATCGTTCGGGACTCTCAGCGGCAAGCTCTCCGGTATCGGCGGCATCCTCAAGGAGGGCGCAGGCAAGGCACTCGGCCCGGCTGTGCAGGCAATGCACGGCCTCGGCCCGAAGATGGGACAGGCGCTCGCGGGCGCTGCTGGCCCGGTCGGCTCGGCCGTCGAGGATCTACTCGGGCAGGTCGGGATGTTCCTGAATCCTGCCCGCTTCGGCAAGGTGCTGGCCTTCGGCGGTCTCATCACTGCGGCTGTCGCTGGCATCGGCGCGCTGGTGCAGGCATCGGGCGGTGAGCTGACGACGCAGATCCAGACGATGATCTCGGACGTGATTAGCAAGGTCTCACAGTATGGGGCGGAGCTGGTCTCGAATGCGCCGCAGCTGATCGCGTCGGGCGCTGAGGCAGTTAAGACACTGATTACTGGCATCACGACCGCCCTGCCGGTCCTGCTGGATATGGTGGGCCAGATCATCGAGTCGTTTGTCAGCGCGTTCGGCTCGTGGCTTCCGCAGCTGATTCCCGCTGCTGCGCAGATGATCGTCGCGCTCGTGCAGGGTCTTGTCGGCATGCTGCCGCAGCTCATCAATGCGGGGGTCGAGCTGATCAATGGTCTGACGGCGGGTCTGACGGCGGCGATCCCAGTGCTGCTTGAGGCGCTGCCGGGAATCATCACCTCGCTACTCGATGCCCTGTCGCAGGGTATCCCGCAGTTGATTCAGGCGGGTGCGGGCCTGCTGACGGGCCTCATCAGCGGTATCGTGCAGGCGATCCCGACGCTGGCGGCGGCGCTCCCGCAGATCGTCACGACGCTGGTCACGACTATCGTGCAGGCGCTTCCGCAGCTGATTCAGGCGGGAGTGCAGG